TGTCCGTCAAGCCATTTAAATAATCAAACTCAGCATTGCTGATTAATCCCGTGCTAATTTTTGCAGCATCTATACCAGTGGGCAAATCACCTGCTGCCAAATCCGCTCCTGCAGTTACCAAACCTTTTGCATCGTAAGTGATCTTGGTTTTTGTCGCTCCAGTGATCGCAGCGTTTTCGTCAACCTTCAAATCCAATGCAGTTTGCAAATCGGTTTGGTCTGACAAAGTGCCAGTAACCCCACCCCAAGCAACTGCCGAACTGATGGCAATGTTTCCGCTTCCCAAAATGGAAGTTGAATTGATGGTTTTGATGTTTGTACCTGATACAAGTGTTGCTTGTTTCGCATCCAATGCAGTCTGCTGCGCTGAGCTTACAGGCTTGTTCGCATCACTTGTATTGTCAACATTATTCAACGCTAGGCTAGTCTTAACCTGTGTTAGCGTTATCTTTTTTGTAGTAGTTGCCGACGTGTCAACAATGGGCAGAACATCCGTCGCGTTGTCAATGGTGGCAATGGCGGTTAATTCGCTTATTTTTTGGTTGGCCATGTCTCAAAAATACAACTACTCCACCCCTTGGATGTTAACAAATTACGGATGCGCTGCAATTATAAACCACTGGGTTCCGTCGCAAATAATCGTATGGCTGTCGTAGTTTGTATTTAAAAGGAAGTGATCTGTGCCGTTTATATTTTCTCCAGTGGCTGCATTAATCCTGAAGGTATGCGAAGACCCCGACTTCACGAAGTAATATTTTTTCCCTTTCTGTGTAGCTACAGCAGGCAAGTTTAAAATAACAGAACCGCCCGCAGTGTTTCCAATGTGCCCCTCAAAGTTTGTATCCAGTGAGCTCGTGCCTGTGGTGTAAGTTTTAAAGGTGCCGTGCTCTTGCAGGTGCCACTCCATTACTGTATTTGCTGCGTCGTATTGAAGCATAACCTCGTAACGGGTATCCACTGTAGGCACAGCCGTCGGGCTTCCACTAACGTCGTTAGATAGCGTTTGTTTTACTGCGTCAGTAATACCGCTAAGCTGGTCGTTAATGTTACTTACTTGCATATCCAAGTAGTTCACACGATCCTTTAATCCATCACCCAATTTTAAACCCTCACCGCTTCCGCTAACGCCCGCATAAGTTGGTATAATTGCAACCCATTCGCCTGCCCATTGGTCAGAGGTGGCAGAGTATTGGCAGCCCTGAAGTACCCAAGTATACCCGTCAAAGTAAAGCGATTTAATTGCGCTCATAGTTCCACTGTCTACCCAAGTGCCTTGTATAACAGGCATAAAATCTTTATATAATCCCGCCACGCTATTACCTAGCGCTTGGGTTATAGTCCCAACAGTTACCGAATCCCAACCGCCGTACCATGTCGAGCCTGCGTTAACGTAATTTGTGCCATCGTTTACTCGTACAATTCCCGTTGCGTATTTCGTATTACTTGAGTAGTATTTAGGATTAAGGATTACAGGCACTGAATTAACAGAACTGCCCGCAGCTGGTGTATAAACTTCTGTAATATCAAAAGTAAAGTCCGGGTTATTGTATGGGCTTGCGTCTGCAAATGCCACATTAACTGAACCCCAAAAAGGTTTTAATTGTGAAAATGGCGACCCACTTCCTGGCTTTCCTGGCTTTGTAAAAACTCGGCCCACAGCGTATACTTTTTCTATTTCTATGTTTAAAGTTGTAAATCCTGCGGGGGCTGTAGTTAAATTTTTATCAAAGTTAAAAGTGGTCCAAGTGCTAGACTGGTTGCTAGTGTCGATTTTTTCTACATAGGCTGGAACGGTGGCCGATGACCCGCTATGATTTTTCCAATACCAAGTAGAGTTATCTAATATTTTAATATTACTGCTACTGTCAGTTATCCAAATTCTAACGTATACCTCGCTATAATCTTCTGGATTTACAGCAGACGTAGTAGTAGCAAAATAACCTTTGGAAAATTTAATATTAAACCTTGCGCGAATTGGCGCCGTGTCTGGGTTGGCCCCAGTAGGTATATCTGTAAAGGTACCGCCTAAAAAATTACTACTACTATTTGCCCAAACTCTATAAATACCCGCTCCTAGTTTTCGCTCTGTGTCAACTTGTACAAACTTTGCTGCTACTTGGTTAGTTAGGTTTGGCTTAGCCATCCACTGCGGGCGGGCGGGCAATGTGCCTAACGTTTGCCTGTGTGCGTAGGTTGCCGTAGTGCTTCCAAACTGCAGCGTATACGTGTATACTCTATAGGTAATTGTAGTGTCAATATAATCCGCAAAACTTACAAGCCAGTATTTACCCTGCGAGTGTACTAAACGCGCCTGTTTAATTTCGCAAAGTTGCTCTAACGCTTGCGCGTAATCTATCATATCATTAGAAGCGTAGATAAATTGATTTACATCTGTTGCTTTAACGTCTTTAAATTGATCGTAATTGCTGACAAAAGTACTTAGGTCGACCTGTTCCAAATCAAACCCTTTGCGACTAGCTGCAGAGTTGTAAACGGTGGAAGCCTCACGGAAGTAATCCGTTTCGGTTCCGTCAATTACCCAATACTCTTTTAAGTTCAACGTATCTAATGCGCGCCGAAACATTTGCGCGATTGTAATTTTGCCGGTTGTAAAGTTTGCAGGGTCTACCTTGTAACCGCTGAGTAATTCTAATCCATCTACTGCCGTTAATTGTAGCACTGGCTTCGCTTGGATGGCTTCGCGTTTTCTTACTAACTGATCCGCAAGAACTCTGCCGACATAATCTAATACGCCCGCCTTGTAAATTAGGATTGCCCAATATTGCTCAGTGTTTGTGGCTATGCTTAAAAAGTCAGTTAATACGGTATTATTCGGGATCACCCAAAAAGTCTCTACTCTACTCGGTCGAATGTAGTTTGTATAAAGTGGGTCGCCCTCGCCCTTGCGTGTAATCACATAGCCTTCACCTGCAAGCGTCAACTCTGTGCCTCCGCTGTTTGCTGTGCCTGTAGGTCCGTCCCATATTTCAACCCTGTGGGTAACGTTGTTAATGCTCTTAAATGAGCCGTAGTATATCCGTGCCATTATCCGCGTGCTGAGTCTCTGTTATATCGTTCCAAAACTATGGCCAAGTCGCGCCCCTGGATACTTGTAGAAGCTACAAAGCCGTTGCTGTCGTTTGTCTTTAACATCCCTTTTAATTTATCCAACGGCGCAATTACTTCAGGGTTAGAACTTGCCCCAGGATATTCACCCATAAGTCCGAGCGTTGGACCGCTAACTATACCACCGTCGGCAAAGGCTGTAACTTCTGGGCCCTTTGATAAAGTATTACGCACGATTGCCGCACCCGCCATCAAAGCAATACCTGCCGCAGCTGCCGCTATTGGGTTGGCTACAATTAATTTTTGAAAGGCTTCAGATGCAATAGCCGTAGCTACCAAAGCCTTACCTAGTGTATCCATAAATCCCGCAATCGCGCCTAGCATATTTTTACCAAAGTTTTTGCCTGCACCTTCTTCGCCTGTTGCCATGTCTGCAATAAATTGCGCAAATGATGCCGCGGCCTCAGTCTGTAAGGTAGCAAAAGCAGCGTTAAGCTCTGCCGTTAACTCCTTCATTTTTTTAACTGTTTCGCTGTAGCTCTGCGGGTCAATTTTAACCTGCAATAATATTGGCGCAACGCCTGTGCCCGCTACCATATTGGCAGGGGTAAATTGTTTTGATTTTAAAGCGTCGGCTGCTGCTTTATCCCTGATCTTTTTATTACGCTCAATGTTAAACTGCTCAGCATCGTTTACTCCTTTGCCGTGCGCAATGATCAAATCTAATTCTTTTTTTAATTGCTTCTCGGTAAGTTCTGTAGATTTTTGGGTTGACTTGCCTTTAGCCGCAATCTGGATATCTAAGCCCTTTAATATAATATCGTTCTCTAGTTCCTGCGTCGTTTGTGTTAACTGTACTTTTAATTCTGAATCTTCGCTTAATTGCCCTTGCAAAGTTTGCAAAGCCTTAAGCCTTTTATTCATATGATACAGTTCTATCTTCGCAATTTCCGCCTCTGTTTTACCGGCAAGCTGCGCCTCTTTTACTGCAACATTCTTTTTATATTCTAACTGCCGTTCAACAAATTTTAACGCTCTATTATTGTAAGCCTCTAATTCTGTAGTATATTTTTTTTGTGCTTCCTCGGCAGCCTCTGCCGCTTCTGCATTATTTTGAAGTGCATTGTAAATTAAAACTAAGCCCGCGATAATTGCGCCCGCTCCAGTAGCAACTAATGCGGCAGAATAAACGCGCGCGGCAACTGTTGCCTGTCCTAAAACGTAGGTTTGTATTTTTGTGGCCGCGGTAGTTAGCCCAACCATGAAAGCACTTTCTGCCTGCAAGGTATTTTGCACCGCTTGCAATCCAGTTACCAAAGCCATAACGCCCTGCAACTTTACCATTGTTTGCTGCAGCTCCTTATTCTCACCACCAAATACAGCAGCCGCACCTTGCGCAACTCCAAACGCCCCAGCAACTCCCTGAATACCACCAAGCACCGCATCTAGCCTACGCGTGTCGCTTGCAAAATAACTAACTTCTCCGCGCGTGTCGGCGATGGCGTCCTTCATTCGGCCCGCCTGTTTAATTATTTCGTTAGCAACTTGGGCAAACTCTGGACCCAATGCCCGGGCTTCCATTGCTAATTGGGTTAACTGCCGCACGCTGCCCATCGTTGGGTTACGCGTAGCAATCGACGCCAAACGTTCCTCCATCGATTTAGCCGACTTCGCAACCTCGGCGCTCATTTGGTTGCTGCTCTTTTGAACTATCGCAATGGCTTTGTTAAACCCTTCGCGCAGTTTCTCAATGTCTGCACCGATAACAATATTTAAACTTTTAGCCATTAGATTATAATTTTATCACCAGTTTCCAAAAGCACAAAGTCGCCACTTTCCAAAAGGATAAAAGACTCTGCAGCAGGCGCAGGCGAAGTATAAATATAGTTTAGTAAATAGTCCTGAGAAATTTGGTAAAGTCCCGCAAACGCCGCCGTGTCGTCGGCTGTGTGATTCTCGCCGTCATATTCAATTACTTGAACGTAAGAATCGTTATATGTGTCAGGCGTTACCGCGTCATCAAAGGCCGCCCTAACTTGCCCGCTCAACTCGATGGCATCTGCAAAGCTTGTAGCATAAACGTTTACTTGCACCCTTGCAAACTCTGTGCGACTGTGGCCGCTGTTGGTTGGGTTGGCTGCAATAGAAACAAGGTTGTAACTGATTGCGGGAAATGCTGACTCTTGCGGGATTCTCACGGGGTTTATCCGCGTGCCTACCAACGAAGTAACCCCCGCCGCATTGCTTAAAATTGAATAGACTATTTTTATAGGGGCGCTCATGCTTTCGCGTCTGGGGTTAACTTATCAAAGACATGCGAATATA